ACGGTCATTATATCATCAGAGCCTACGATCAGGACTGCATCCACCCTACCACGTAGCGCCGCCATGCCTGCGTTCCATTTGTCGGACAGCGGGAGGTTGTCATGTTCGAGGTATTCCCATCCCGCCTGCTCTGCAAGGCTCCTGCTTACATCGCCTTCGCTACCGACCGCCAAACGGACAGAGTGGACAGGCGATAGGTCCAAGTGGGCATAATGCTCCAGAACAATGCGAGCGATAGCGTGGCGTTTCCATAACGTTGTCAGTATCCCGAGGGTCATGCAGTCTGTGTGAGGATGAAGCGTACCCGATACGGCACTCCCCAATAAACCTCGTTGGCTCTCATATCATCGCGCAGAATAGGACCGCCGAAGTCTGGGTATACATCAGACACCTCGTAGCCAGTCACCGTATACACAACGTCACGGTCGGTCAGAGCGGCAAGCCCAGTTGATGCGTTAGCCTGCGCCGTGTTAGGATCTGTTGCCCACGATACGCAAGTGTGCGTGACCTCTGCCCCTTCGGTTGTCTTGGTCGTGAGCGGTCCCGGTATAAAGGTCGCGTCACCAAAGACCGTGTAAGGCGGCGTAAGACCCTCGGGCGGGTTAACGTATGCCGTGACACCTGCTGCATTTAACAGGGTCCATATCTCATCCTGTACTGCTTTACGTGGGTCTTTCATTTCAGTTTGAGTGCTGCAATCATTCTGCGACGATGGTCTGCGCGGTTAGACTCTGCCGCAGGGTGCATAAATGGCTGTGCCTTGTTGCCTCGGGTTATAACGAAAGATTCCGTTGCCTCGTTATAGTAGACCCACGGCGTTGTGCGGTGTCCTCCTTTTGGGTTCTCCCCGTAGATACCTGTGCCGAACTCGACAAACTCTGAATAGTGCGCCTTGCTCACAACATAGGCTTCGTAGTTGCGGGTCGGCTCGGCAACGATCATGCGGCGAAGCGAACCGCCACGCGCACCCATGCCGCTGCCGCTCTGCTTGTTCACAGGAGCGTTCTTAATAGCATCGTTACGGACCAACTGCTTGGTCGTGTTGATCTCCTGCACGATACGGTCGGCGGCTTGCTCGCTGTACTTTGCGATGTCCTTCAGCGCCTTGTCGAGTCCCTGTACTTCTACTTTTACCATTTAGGACTGCCGCTCCGTCTTGACGATCATGAACTTGTCGCGATAGTCTACATTATCGACAGAGCGCACATCGTAGTTCTCGCTGCGAAAGACAAGGCGGTACTTGTTGAGCATCTGTGTATCGGCGGTCCCGAGATCGTCCCTGTAACGCATCACAAACTCGTGCGTGTAGATGCCTTCGGGTTTACTCGCGTCCTCGGCTTCGCGTCCCGTCAGCGTCCTCACAGAGGCGTACACGGTCTCAATGGTTGCCCAAGAGTCCGTGATGACACCGAGGTTGTTCTGCGGAGTGCTTGCCTGCACCGCTACCCTATGACGCATTTCTCCTATCATCAGAATCCGATTGTTCTGTGGTGGGCGATCTCGCCAAGAATCCTAAACTCCCGCTCCTCTACGTTGTCGCGTTTCTCATCGCCTCTGCGCTCGTACCAGAGAGCGAGCAGTTTCAGCGTAGCAATCAGGATGTCAGCAGGAATATCGGCAGATGCGTCACCATATCCGGCAACGTATACCAACGTACCTGCGCGGTCCATGCGGTTAACTTCCCAACCATCGTTTCGGTGTTTTAGGTAGGATTCCTCGACGAGTTGCCAGTTCTCGGCGGCTTCGGTGTAGGATGTCTCCACGCCTGCGCTGTCCTCGTCGTAGATGGTCAGCGATGTGACCGACTGCACCGGGGGTCTGGGTATCTCAATCCGGTCCCGCATATCGTCTCCGTTCATCTCCCACGAATAGGTGCGGGTGATGAGGGAGCGCCGCAGATATTCCTCGACACGGACACGAGCCGCCTTGATAAGGATCGTGAGGATCGCGTCTTGGCTCGTATCGGACGAATCGATACGGAGCCATTCCTTTGCCTCTGCTGTGCTTACTGGCTCAACAGAAGGGGCAGATGTAACGGTAAGCGACATAGCAGATGGTTGTTAAAATGTAGGAGCCGGGGCGGGAATCGAACCCGCTCCACCCCGAGAGAGGAAAAGGTGTGCGCCTTTACACCACCCGGCTCACCCACCTATTAGGTGTTAGATACGCGAGCGTATACGATAGCCTCCGGCTGAAGGATCTCGTAGTCTACACGGTATGAGTAGAACAGGTTGACCTGTCCGGTTGCAGCGTCTCCGTAGGGATCGCGCAGGACTTTCATGGTCGGTGCCATGTAGTAGCCCATCTGTGACCAGTCACCGAAGAAGATCGGCTTGTTGTCACCCGTGCCGTCAGCGTCGACTTTAGCCGAGAACATGACGGGGTATCCGAGCAGGCTCGGACGGTTGGCGTACTGACCGAAGGTCGAACGGATGCCCTGCTCTGCGTACAGGCGCTCGTTGCCCGTCAGAGCAGCGATGTTGCCGTAGGTGGAGCCACGGGTCAACCATGCAACATTGGGGCTGTCGAGGTAGAACTGGACCGTGTCGTTGAAAGCGATGTCCTCGATCTCACCGGCGGCGATGCCCGCGGCGGTCGAGACTTTTGCTTCCGTACCAGAGGCAGCAGCCTCGGCAACGATCAGGCTGTTGTTCGTTTTCGCCATGCCGCGAGCGACGAAGTTCTCAATGAAGGCAAGCAGGTTGCTCGTCTCATCTTCGAGAAGTTCTTCGCTCAACTGTACCTTCTTCGTGTACTTGACAAGCGTGAAAGCCTGCTGACCAAGAGCCGGAGCATCGCGGTCGTAGCCGTTGGCTTCAGACGTGCTGACAAACTCACCATCGGCTTCGTTGTCGAACGGTACGTTGACAGTCGTTCCGACACCGGGGATACGGGTCAGACCGAGCAGGTCCGTAAGGTCGGCTTCGGACTTCTTGGCGAAGATGCCTTCGAAGTGTCCCGTTGGTACGAGGTTGCCACCATCGGCAGCGGTGCCAATGTTCATGTCCGTGTTGTTGGATGCTTTGATCTCAACTTCACGACCATCTACATCGTAGCCTTTAGCGCCACGGAGACCGCCTGCATCACCATCGCGTACCCATGCGGCGTATGCTTTGGCTTCAGAGTCTCCGGTGCTTGCGATGATAGCCGGAGCAGACTTGGCTTCGGCAGGTACTTCGACGATGGCAGGAGCGGCTTTGGCTTCCTCCATTGCGTCGAGGCGTTCGTTCTGAGCAGCGATCATTGACTCGATGCTTTTCAGAACGTCTGTGTTCTGTTCAGACATTGTATTGTCCTCTTGTTCTGTGTGTGGAGTTTCGCCCATGTCAGGCGTTTCATCGATTGCTTCCGATTTGGCTTCTGCCGCAGTTGGCGCAGGGTGATCATGCCCCGCCTCTGCCGTGTCTGCCTCTGGCTCCACTACATCAGATGCAATTTCCTGTGTTGCCGGGGCTGATGCCTCGACAAATTCCTTGATAGACATGACGTGGTTGCGTGGCTCGGCAGGGTTTAGCACGAGCGATGCTTCGCCGAGTATCCATGTCTCAATTTCTTTTGACCCGTTGTCCGCGTCTTTGCGGCTGACGAGGTGACCGACCGCGCCGGACGAGTAGCCGAGTTTGCCCATCTCGACCAGTTCGTTCACCATCTTCTCGTACTCGTCGCGCTTCTCCAACTGCGCCTCGAACCACAGACCCGCATCGGTGCTGCTGATCTCGCCCACGCCGATCTGCCTGTTTTTCAGGGTATCGTCGTATCCGTGTTGGTAGTAAACGGGGAGGGTTGCTTGGATGCCGAAGTCGGTGGACTTAGTAAAGAAGTCACCGTATAGGTCGGGGTCAGTCGGTCCGCTAAACCTCACCAGATAGCCGCCGATTCGACCGTCACCCAGAGCCTTAACCTCGCCCCCGTAGGCAATGAGAAGTTCGTTATCGTTCATTGTGTCTGTCGATTTGTTGAGCGGCTTACGCGGATCGTGCGCCCAGTTCATTAGTGATATATCCCGTTTGCTCGGGCATCCGTCTCTTGCGGGTTCGCCCTGCTCGCCGTTACGCATCCGTTCAATAAAGGAGATGGCGCGGTTGGCGTTCTTGATGTGCTTCTCGGTCCAATCGTCTTTCTTGGTTTCGAGCAGTTCAAGGTTGCGAGCAATGACTGCCACCGGGTCTACCGATGCCAAGCGGCTGCACTCGGTTTCGGACCACGCCCGAAGATCGGACGCGCTCATGTTGGCGAGCCTGTTCCACTTGCGGTATACCTCGTCGAGTTCTTCCATGCCCCTTATACAGTTCGGTGATTTAGCGGTTCACTTCTTATCTACCCAACCGCCGCCCTTGAACACGGTCCCGCTGCCGCCTGTGATGACAATGTAACACTTCTGCCCTGTGGTCGGACACTTGGTCAGCGGTGCGCTTTTGATCGAAGCGAAATGCTCGAATACAGTACCGTCCTCTCGTTTGTACGTGTAGGTCATCCCATTCCCTCGAAGATAATGTCTTGTAGTGCTGCGGCAATGATCGTGGCTTCTCCTTCCGGTATGCCGAGGCGTATCAGTTCAGCGTAGTACGCGGCAATGACCAACGCCAAGTATTCAACGCTCTGGATATTTTTGTCGTGCTCACTCACCGTTGTCTATCAAGACGAGGTTAAACTGGAGCGAGATGTTGGCGGTGTTATTTGACACCTTCCCAAAGAAGCCGATGTCGCAGGGTCCGACGAAGGGACCGCGTGATACGTGATTTGTTATGACGAGCGTATTCTGCAAGCCCTCGTGTAGCGACTGCAAGCGCATTGGCTCGTATGGCTCGGCTACATCGTCCGCGCCGCAACGCTGAAATAGCGCAAGGTTAGCGTTCTTGGTTGGCTCAATATCTGCCGAGTAGGAGGTCAAGAAAGCAGTCTTTCCTTTCGGCACAGTATACGCACCGATCAGGCTCTGACCATAGCCAAACACACCGTCTTTAGTCAGTACGCCCCATGTAGCACCGCCACCGTCTGCTCGTAGCGTTATGGTCCCGGCGTGGGTACTGGCTGACGTTGAGGCGTAGGTGTTTGTGCTGACAACGTACATACGATATACACGCAACCACGTATTGCTCAGGTCTACCGCCTGTGTCCCCTGTAGGGATACCGTCTCAGTCTGCTCGCGCCAGTCTGCACCGATACCCTGTACGATGACCTGCTGCGCTCCGGCGTTGCCTGTGCTGTCTACATCGGACGAGGACAGTATCTCCAACGATACCGGAGAAGTGGGCGTTGGGTAGGTTTGGCTGTCTGTGATAACGGTCCACGCCGTACCGATTGCGTCAGCCTCGCCAAACTTGTTGACTACGCTGTGACCCTTAACGTCACCTTTCGCCACCTCCAAATAGAACTCGGCATTGATCTGGTTGCCCGATAGGTCGCGCTCAATGCCCACCTGTCCATGTGCGGCAGTTGCAAAAAGGAAGAACAGGATGATGGCGGCGGCTCGTTTCATTGGATACACTCCTGATAGGATAACTTTCTGGCTTCTGCCAGTTGCAGGCAGGTGATTAGTTGCAACTCCTTCTTTATGTCGGCTTGGCTGCGCTCAACGGCTTCGATGCGGTCCTCCATCGTTCGGAAGTTGTTGATCATGCTACCCTGTGCCATTTCAACCACATCAAGACGCTCAGGGATCTCTCGATACCCGGCGGTCGCAACGCCGACAACCATCGACACGGCGATCACTCCGGCAATCAGTTTGCCGACCTCGATGATCTTTCCCGTCTGTTCTATCTGGTCCATGTGGTTAAATAATTAAGGCAAAAAGCCCATTTGACAGCGACAGTTGATTACCTCGCCCGCAGGACCACCCGCCTGTGATGGTTGCATGAGACCGTTGCTGAACGGTTCGTTAAGAAGCCTCTCCTCCCCGTCAAGTTTTCTGTGATTAGCCTCTCCCGGACGGGGCTTCTTGCCCGGCTTTTTGCTTAGGTTTGGTCGAACTCTCTGATCGCCTGCGGTTATCCAAAACTTGCGAGTCATGCCTGCGGCGGTGGCGGCTTCCATCGCCCCGTAGTTGGCGGCGGCGTTCATTTCCGTTTGGGCAATCCGAAGGGCGCGGTTTCTTGACAGTTCGCCCCATCGATCCCTCATCAGTAATGCAATGTCATCTGTGCCTAAACCGAGTTCGACAGCCTGCTGTGTTGCCGATGTGACCGTAGCCCGCACCCACTCCTTCGTGTAGTTGTCGATCAGACGGATCTGCTCGCCGCCCCTTTGCGCAAGGTACTCATCAACGTTGTCCTCCCATGACGTGTATTGCTCGTCGGTGAACTCCTTTCGGCTTGCGTCGATGGCGTTGTAGACCTTGCCGGTAATCGTCAGCGCGGCGTTCTTCCAAGCGTCCTGATACACCTCGGTGATCGGTTCGGAGTCAATGGCTGCATCGATATTGGCATTGTTGCGTACCGCCCGGGCAGCCGCGTCGATCTGCTTCGTGATAGCCCGTTCAATATCGTCAACAAAGGAATCAACCTCCTTGTCGATAAGGCGCTCCATCGCTTCTGCGTGTTCACGCCATCCTGCCCGCGTTCGAGCGAGCGGGTTTAGTGCCTTTGTGCCTTCCGGTTCGGCTTCGCTCCGGTCGGCTTCTAAAAACCCACGAAGGGCGGTCTGAACACCTCGTCGAGGTCTGCGCCCGCTGCCAGACGCTCGCGGATAATATCAGCCTCGTAATCAGCCAGAGCGTCAGGCGTGAACTTAACGTCCCGCCCTTTCCGGTTGATCTTGGTGCGCCACCTCTGGATGTCGAGGTTCTTGGTATCAGATACGGTATCAGCCGAGCGGACTTCCTGTGGCTGCTCTGCAACAACGTCCTGTCCCTGAATCGGCTCGTACCCGAGCAACTCGCGCCCCTCGTTTACGGACAGCACCGGACCGCCTACGGCAAGGGCGATTGCCTGCGCCTTCTCAAGTTCGCTCTGCTGCATGACCTCGGTCTTGTGCGGCTCAAACTCCAAGTGGTAGCCGAGCGGCATCAGCAGTTGTTGGTTGATAGCATGGGCGAGTAGCCGCGCCTGTGGCACAACCGTGTTTGCCATAAACGCCAACTGATCGCTCTTGGCTGTGGCGTAGTTGGCGGCGTTAGACATGACGAGCGAGTGCGGAACGCCAAGCGTCGAGGCGATGGCTTCCCTTGCGTCTCGGGTGATTACATCGCTGTGCAGGTCGGACAGGTCAGATCCTACCTCCTGCGCTGACAGCCCTTGCATCACCATCGGGTCATCGGGTGTGGGCTTCGTGCCGAGGATGTTGCGGCGTACCCACCGCTGCCACCGCTTGACCGTCAACTCGTCCGGCTGACGTGCGTCTTTGTCGGCAACCCAGACAGTCTTTTTGACCAGTCCTGATCGCAACTGACCACTCGTGTACTCTGCAAGGTCGTGGAGAATCTGGCTGTGCATATTTGCCGAGCGAGCATCTGCCGACCCCGGTCCCTGCTCTACGAAGGGCGAAGGCTGAAACGTTCCGAGGATGCGGGTGCGTGGGACCTGAAACTTGCGCTCGTTGGCTTTCCGCTCGTAATAACGGAAGTTGCCCTGCTCATCGGGTCCGTACTTGCCCTCTTCGAAGTTGGGCTTGATGCTTGTCGGGTTGATCCAAGAAAGCCCGTCCGCTTTGGTGATGATCCCGTCCTTGTTGAACGTGCCTTCCTTCATGGCGT